AACCACCCCTTTGTATAGCTACGTAAAGACTTCTCCTACGCAAGTTTTAATAAACATGTACCACATGCATGAGCAATGTTGGCCCTAGATATAGTTGGACCTTCATTCGCAAGATTAACCATCTTCTGAACTTCTTCTGATGCACCATAACGCTGAACAACACCATGGAATTCTTCAACATCATGCCCACGTAAATACAATCTAGGCTCACCTACGGATGTATATTCAAACTCGCCAGAATCTTTATTCTTCTTATGCCCGATGTGATAAAGCTCATGCTCTACTAGTGCACAAAAGTCGACATCACTCATGACCTGACATACACGAGCATCTAAAGTAATAATGTATTTGGGAATATCGCCAAACCAATTAATTAATTGAACTTCTTGACGCTGCTTACGCCAGCCACCAACATTGATCATTACTTTCTCGGTTTGCCCATAAATTCGCTTATCTTTTGCCTCACATTTAGCATAGGCCCATAAGAATGAAATCTCAGGAGGCTGAAAGCTTAAAAGGTGCTCATGATCGGGATTGTGAAGTTTACCCCAATCACAAAGAAAGGTTTCTTCAATCCAAGGCCACAAATCATTATTTGCAGGTTCAAAATGTAATAGACCACCACTATCAATTAAGTCTTCATCATTTGCGTATGGACTATCTTGTTCAGGCGGATAAGGTCTTTTCATAAATCTCACCCATTAAAAAACCGCCACTTGGGCGGTCATTCTTACTTAGTTAACTTAGCAATCAATTCTTCATATTCTGCTTCATCTTCGCAGCTTAAAGGAATCATTCCAGCTCCAGTGCCTTCACCAGTAGGCCCAAAGTACACATAAACCTTTAAAACCTTTTCATTTAATTTAATGAAGTTAATATTTGATGTATTAATTAGATATTCATCATGCTGAACAAACATTATTTTTCCTTTTTTAGTAATGATTAAAGAAAAAACAATATATCTTAGCCGCTTACCTATTCCAACACATACTTAAGATCATCAGGGCACTTCAAATAAACCCCAAGCTCTACATTGGCAAATGCATGCAACTTATCGCAGAACTCAGAAAACTGTTTCTTGGTTGCATCTCTTGAACGCACATGATCTTTGACAAACATTCTGACGATGCGTTGATAATGTGCTGTGTGTATTTTCTTTTCTTCACCCTGAAGTGTTTTTATTACATCTCGATAAGCTATTACAGCCTCGTATGCTTCTTGGGTTTCTGCATTATCTCTAAGATAGATCTTCGCTAAAAACTTCTTTTTCATTTCGTATTTGATTGACTCAGCACTATCACCAGTTCGCTTAGCCATTTCGCCAAACCACATATGAAGAAGTCTATTCTGAGCCTTAGATCTGTCTTTCTCTTGCGGTGCAATCAATACGACTAAAGGCTTCCCTTCAATTGCCGCTTCTGCATGGTTTTTATTTAAATAGTTCGTCACATAATTGATGTCAGAATGGTTTTTGATGACGAATCGTGGTTCCATTTTGACCTCGCAATAAAAAACCACCCTTAAGGTGGTTCTGGTTATTCTCCAGTTAGTGTTTTCTGGAATGCTTTATTGATCTTTTCTTTAACTTCTTGATCGAGATTTGCTTCATATATCAAAATCATTCGAGCATGATTAAATTCATATGAAGTTCTGTCATAGTCAGTACTACTTAAATAGTGGTCCAGCTGATCACTTTTACTAACACCAGAGAATCCAAAGCCATTTTCATTAACAGTAGCTTTAACGTAGTCACTTATTTTCATTTTTAATGCCAAATTATCAAGAACATTCAATATATCAAAAAACATCATCACCTTTAAGATTAAGCATCCGCTCTGTTTTTTCCAACCACCGCTCAAACATGGCTTCTGATTCTTGTCTTGTGCCTAAGTTAAATTGATCGAATAAACCATGGCAAATCGCACACAAGGGTACTGTAAACTCATCACTGGCTTTGATTCCTCTACCCTTACCATGCTTCGAGCTATTTGAATGAGCGGCTTGACTAGGACTCTGACCGCATCTAACGCAGGGTAGCGCTCTTATTTCGTTTAGCCTCTTTGTCGAACGCATTTTCTAAGTTCTCTATTCTGGTTCTGAGAGTATTTACTTCACGCTGACATTCAGTCTTAAACGTATGGCTGCTAAATAAATGGTTATAGTTTTCTAACCGGCTAAGATTACGTTTATAGATTTCTAAATTCTTCTTCGCTTCGTTTGTGTCCATGTTCACCCCAATCCATTTGACTTAGATGAAATGAGCTACTCCTTAGCTTTGATATCCACTTTGGCAAGAGGCTATATCTATGCAGCACACTTCTCTAAATTAAATGGCACGCCATGCAGGACTCGAACCCACATCAATCACACTAGAATTATGATGTCTTATCCAATTAGACGAATGGCGCTTTATTTCAGGCATTAAAAAAGCCCGCCATTTGGCGAGCCTCTGTCGATTCTTCGTCCTAACTAAGGATACATAAAGCCACAAGAACAACCATGGCTAAAATAAAGGCTGTTGCTGGATTAAAAAATGTTGCCAAGGCAACAAATAACCAAGCAAAATCTTTCAAAGAACCCGCTGAACTTGTTTGTGTAAGGTTCGCCATAAGCTACTTCTCCCATAAACTTGCTATCCAGCTCTTGTAGAGTTGGGAGATAGCAGCCCAGACTGTGCTCTGATTCGTTTTTTAAAGCCAGTTGACCTCCGGTAGAGCACCCCAACTGGATAACGAAAAGCTCACCTTTATTGGTGGGCTTTTAAATACTTGGTCTCGGATAAACCGTAATACGACCAGTATATAAAAACTATACTCTTGTTTCCGCAATAATGGAATACCTACGCTTTCATATCTTTGTAAGTATTTCTTTTGTAGGCTTCAACTGCTTTGCCTGCTTCATCAATTGCTGAATCAATTGCTAAAGTCATCAATGTTTCATAAGGCTTCCATGTCTTTCGGTAGCACTCTACATTCATCTGATGACTCTTAAGCCCTGCATAAGCCAAGCGCCCTTTAGCTGTGTAATGTTCTTCTAACTCTGGATTTAATGCGAAGTCTAATACTAGGCGAGCAATCAACCATGCCAAGTGATATATAGCGACATGTTCAGGCTCTCGCTTCTTATCAACTACGGCATTTTGAATCATGATCTTAGCCAAGTGATTACGAACATACTCATAATCACTTTCTGACTTGCCTTCAAATACAATAAGCGCTGTCACTGACTTTGCTAACTGGGTATCCATTGAAGCAATAGCACCCAAGCGGTCTTGATAGTTCAATGGTTTCTCTCCTGTTCCGCGGACCACTGGCTCAATACTTGGTGAACTCGCAGTTAAACCATGAGTCAACCATTCAAAACGTTCAAACTTCTCAACTGCTACTGCATTCATACCGTCACCCTAATCGTCTAGTTCTGCTTTGTTTATAAGTATTGAGTACATTTCTTTTGAATAATTTGAGATTGGGAACTTCTTACCGATCAGTTCCGCAAATTCATCATCAAGCTTGCGCACCAGATCCATATATTGAATCTGCTTTTCATCAGTCTCACCTGTAGGCCATTCAGGTGTCTTAGCTTGGTACTCCTCTGCCCATGCTTTGACTTGTTCAGCTTTATCTTCATATCGAGTGCGAAAGAAAGCATGAAAACCTTCTTCGTATTGTTCGTATGTCCCAACTTCGTAAAAGACCATCACGCCACCTTCAACCGTTTCATTGCTTCTTCAATCCAATTGAGCACTAAGCCGCTTTGAACTTGCTTTGTAGTGCCACGAATTACAGTCCATCCGTGAATAGCTGCAACTGAGTATTTCTCGCAGTCTGCTGTGTAGCCTTCGCCTCTGGTGTGACGTCCATTGCTAAATGCTCCACCTTCGACTTCGACTAAGATTGGATAACCTTCAATCCGAAAGTCCGCCTTCCAACGACGCTCAGGATGGAATCTAAACTCCTGTTCGTAAGCGATCTTCATCACATCTAGCTGACGGCAAAGCATTGCTTCGCCCTTGCTAACACCTTGTCTATGTTTCAATGGCACGCTAGAGCGCGCCACTGGTTTTGATCTAATGCGTTGAGCCTCTTTGAATGTGGTCATAGCTCAATCCTATGGTTGGTTAGGCTTGCACCTTTTGAGATGGCCTCTTCTGCTTTCTTGCGATGTTCATCGTATTGATCCCCCTTGAGCGCTTGCTCTATATCAACCACAAGATCAGGTGATTCGTCATAACTGCCTGTGTAGTATTCAGTTAGCACTGCTAATGCAGCATCCACCCGCTTTTGCAGCTCTTCATTTTTCTTACTCTCAAGATCAATTACGTTATGCAAAATTCGACTATCTTCACTGATCTTTAATTGCAGCTCCTCCACTTTCGCTTGCTGTCTTTGAAACATCCACCAAGCTCCATTCAAACAACCTATTGAGTAGTCATGTACTGTGTCTGACCTAAAGTCATTACTAACTTCATCAAACTCACACATCTTCAATATATGGGTTAAGGATGTTCCAGATGCCTCAACCTCAGCCTTAAACTGTTCTAATAGTGCTTTCTTATCCATCTCAAACATCCTTAAACAATGCACAACCAATAATTAGGCTTTTAACAACTGACGTTTCTTGGTTGCACTGCCGTAGGTTGTATGTTGAATGGACAACTATCAAAATTATTAGAGCGATAGCCACAAGAATGATGAACCACGGGAATTTGTCATAGTTTTTCATTGATTTTTGACCTCGCAGCTAGGCAAAATGTGGTTTTCTATGGGGAAGTCGTCGCCCATATCATTTAGCAGTTCCATGGCTCTGACTTCTTCTGCTTCGCTGCGTCCGTACCAATAGTTCTCAAACCCCTTAGTACCTTCTCTAAATCCCGCTTTGATTTCATTTTGTTTGGCAGGACGAATATCCGCATATGGAGGGAATTCACTAAAAGACCTTGCACCTGCCTCATCCCAACATTCACGCACCACAATTGAATCGCCCAAGACAGCTTTGACATAAAACAATCGACTATATGGCAAGCTGTGATATACGATCTTCTCACCAGCTTTGTATTCTTTAAACTCACTCATGGCTGGCTCCGTATATTGATTCGTGGTCTTTACACATAACCACCTCTCAATCCGTAATATCAATTGTGTAAGACATGAGAGCTTCATAAACCCGTGGGTCTATTCGCTCTTTCCATTCATTTGCAACGGCCTTAATGTGTGCTTCTTTTGCTGCTTTATATGCATAGAATGCATCTGTAGGATTATTGAAGCTTCCGATGTGTTTGTTCCTGTTTCCTTCCTTCACACTAACCTGAAACTTGTTATCTCTTTTATGAAAGCACACCCCAATTGGGTATATCCCTCTTTTAGCCTTGCTGTTCGTAATTAATACGTTGATAGCTTTTGGTACAAAGCAGCATCGTTCCAATGAGTAGTGTTTGTTGCCTTTGCAGATAATGTCTTTATCAAAGTTCCATCCTTCAGTAATGGCTTCCGAATAACCTTTAAGACTAGAAACATCGTTAATAAATGAGGTGAAACTCAACCAATTGGGATCAACAGTTGAATCTCTATAACTTGGGTTACGTTCCTGATATTTTTTGCAGTGAGTTCTCTCAAGCATTCTGTGCCACAAGCGATATTCTGGAATGTGCCCACCTGTTTCAGCAGCATAGGTAGTCCCAACCCAATCATTTACACCTACGCCATACACAAGCTTTGAAGACTCACGAATAAACTGTTCTGGTTTCATTGTTGTTCTCCGTCACGTTTGGTAATGGCTTCCTGCTTGAGTTGGTCTAGCATTTTTAGCTTTCTTAATTTCTCATAGAGATTCGCTGCTGCTCTGGTTTCTTTATTACGAGTGCCGAGGTTGTAATCTCTGCGTAACTTCATCATTGAGTTGTAATCTACTAAGCTCATCATTTGCATTTCTCCTCAGCAGCAACATCAGCCTCTTTAATCAAAACCAAGTACCGCTCAAAACCAAGTTCACGCTTAATGATCTCTTTGAACTGCCAATGGATCTCGTTGTTCCGTTGATTAGCAGTTTGAACGTTTAAAACCTTCTGCTTTTGCCCCTGAACGGCTTTAACAAGTGACTCGCCATGCTGGGTTTGTCTTTCAAGCTGCTTCTTAAGTTTGTTAATGCGTGCATGGAGTTGAAGGTTTTCGTTGTGCAGTTTATGGTTGCCTTCTTTAGCTAATCTAAGTTCATGAAACAAAGGATCATCTGAATCACGTTGACGCTTGATAATCGCTAAACGCAAGATTGCTCTAAAGCGCGTTGTTCGCATTACCTTTTGAAGTAACTCTTCGCTTTGCGTAACCTTGTAAGCTTCACCCCATGCTTCTAAATACTGGTTAGTTGTTTGAAGCTTCTCTTTAAGCTCCTCAACTGTGAATCGATCAGTAAAGTGCTGCTTGTCTACCCACTCAACCGTGTTCGCTTGGTTATCAAACCATTCTGCTTGTGCATTCATGCCATACGCTCCTTGTATCGACGGTTAGACTCATTGACACAGTGGAGACACTTGTTAGATGAAACGTAGCGCTTAGTCGATTTGCACTTAATACATGCCTTCCCATCAAAATAGAGTTGTCCTTCTTGTTTTGCTTTCAAACGCACTTGAAAGTACGGGTCTTTAGCATTACGTGTCTGAGCCACTGAATTAGCCATTACTCGACGCATAGCGTCTTGAGGTGTCTTCTTAGTCGCATTGTTGAATGCTTTGTTATGCGTGCTCTCACCACGACCTAGGACAGTGATTTGATTGCCTCGTTCTACCCATGCAGCAATCTCTGCGCTAAAGTCTTGCTTGATGTACATACTTGGAGTCATTGATTCGATCATGCTGCACCACCCAATAATTCATTAACTTTTTCTGTTGGATACAAACGGGTTCCCATTGGGTCTTTCTTCTCGTGACGTTTGAGGTAGCCCGCGTCAATTAGTTCTTTGATGTAGCGCTGCACTGATCTACGGCTTAGATCAGGCAATGCTTTTTTTTGAACTTCTCTGGTTGTCGCTACTGGAGTAGTTCTTACAACTTGAATCACCTTTGCAAAGCGCTCAAAGATAGCGATATGGCTTTTAAATTCTTCTTCACACCAATCGACTGTTTTATTATCTAGAGGATGTTTCACGCTGCACCTCCAAACCCTTGCAAGCTAGCGAGATAAGCAGGATCAAGATCTGCAAATGTTGCTCTTGCTAAATCAGTACCTAGACGTACAGTTCCCACCTCTCCATCACGGCACTTTCCGATGATGATTTCAGCAGTTCCTGCATCTTTTGAGTTCTTGTCGTAAACTTCGTCGCGGTAAATGAATAGAATCACGTCCGCATCCTGCTCCAATTGGCCAGATTCGCGGAGATCAGCATTAACTGGACGTTTGTTAGGTCTGTTCTCTAAGTTGCGGCTAAGCTGAGATAGAGCGAATACAACGCAATCAAATTCTTTAGCGATTGCTTTCAACCCTTTTGAGATTTCACCAATAGCTTTAACTTGGTTGTCGGTAACTACTGGGCTTTTCATGATTTGCAGATAGTCAACGAAGATTGCATCAACACGACCAAACTTTGTCTTCAAAAGACGCGCTTTTCTGCGTATATCCGAAAGTGAAGCATTTGCCGTATCATCAATTGCAAACTTTGAATGCTCTAACATCTTGTTCGCATGGACCAACCGTCCCCAATCTTCATCCTCCAGACACTTACCTCGGATATTGCTCAATCTGATCTGACCGACACCAGAAACAATACGGTCTCTTATTTCATCCTCTGTCATTTCGCATGAGTGGAATTGAACAACCATGTCCTGATTGATTGCCATGTCGCTCATAATGTTTTGAGCAAATGTTGTCTTACCCATGCTTGGTCGTGCACCAATGATTACGAAGTTTCCGCGACGTAGAGAACCAATTTTATTATCCAGCGCAATGAAGCCTGTCTTAATGCCGGTATCAACAAATGTGCCGTTCTTACGAGCTATATTGGCTTCTTCAAGTTCAACGTAGAGACGAGCAACGAACTCATTCACGAACGCCAATTCTTTTGACTGCTTGTTTTCTCCAATTTCCGCAATCATGGATTGAGTTTTGTTAATCATCTCATCAACGTTTGTTGTGAAATCCTTAGCCATACCCTGCATCAAATTAGAGATACTTAAGAACTTACGACGCATCATTAGGCGATCAAGTTTCTCAATGTGCTGCTCAAGTGTTGAGATTAAGGTTGGTGCTTCAGCATTAAGCTTGAGCATGTATTGCTCATCGATGTAATTCAGGTTTAATGGGTTCTTATTGATTTCATCCCACACCAAAATAAAATCGATTTGCTCACCACGGTTATGAATCGCTTGAATTGAATCAAAGATGATCTGATGTTTCCCAGAGAAGTGATCCCGCGTTAGGCGATCAATAAACTGGTCCACACCATCTGTTAGTGAAAGCAAAGAAACCAACACACCCTGTTCTGTAGCAACTGAATGTAAGTAATCCATCATTTAGCCCCCTTGTATTCTTTGCGCAGTAACACTGGGGCATTTGTTGGAGTTGTTTCTTGCTGCTCAACAAATGGATTTTCTAATTGCTCAAGCTCTGCATTTGTCTCTTGCCAGTTCCATGCTGCTTTGAAAGATTCCCAACCACGAACAACGATAATTTGGAATACACGCTCATTGCTTAGCTTTGCTTCCTGAGCTTGTTTGAAAACAAGTTGTAAAGCTCGTTGAGTTACTGGTTTTTTCTTCTTGTCGCGAAGATCAAGATATTCAGTTGCTGTTTGCTCAGATACTCCGTTTTTCAACAAGAAATCTTTTGCTTTGAATTTTTGTGTTTTTGGTGCTGATTCAGCACAAATAATATCTGTAGTATTCTCTGTGTATTCTCTGTATGTATTCTCTGTATTAGATGGGCGGATTTGTGCATTCAGTATGGCGGAATTGTGCATACAGTCTGGCGCATTTGTGCATTCAGTATGGCTGTTCTGTGCATTCAGTATGGCGGAATTGTGCATACTATTAATATCAATGCTTTCAGAGTATTCGATCAAAGCTTGATAAAGGTTTTCATGCTCTACACGGTAGTAAACACGACGAGGCACACCCATCTTTTTTTCAGAGATGAATTTAAGTGATTTAAGTGTTGCTCTAGCCGTATCTTGCTCACGACGAGTAAGACCAGTTTCTTGAGTCCACTCATGATGTGTTTTGAAGATCCAACCTTCACTGTCTTTAGTGCGAGAAGTCCAGTAGACCAATTGAGAGAGCATTAATGCCCCATTGATCCCACATCCTAAAAATACATAGTGCTTGTTGAATGCTATTGGCTGTTCGTTCATAGCTTCAATCAACTTAATAATTGGAATTGATGCACCCATCAAACACCTCTCAATACAAATGCAGCTAAATCAGCTTTCGCTTTAGCCAATGCCATAGAGTTTTCGAGAGTTCGATTAAGCACATAAGCCTCAACCGCTTTTTGAAACAAACTAATCTTCCGATTTAGTTCAATGTCTGCTAATATTTGATAGTTCATATGACTTACCTCGTTTGAACACTAAGCCTGATTTACGAGATCAGGCTTTTTATTTGTCTAAATCCCCGTTAATCCCTTCCGATCCCTCACCAAAAATTACTTCGGTTGATAGATCCCGCATCAAAGCTCCTAATCCCAAGCGCTCAAATGATTTTGCTTGTAAATTAAGTACATGCCACTCACCTGCGATTTCTTTTTCAAGTAAGTAAGCAAGGTATTGAGCAAGGTCTTTACCCTTAATTTCTGCAAGTACTTTTGCACGTTCATGGTTTTCGGGAGATAAACGAACATGCGTAGATTTTTTTTCGAGGCTCATAAAACTTTCCTTATGCCGCTAAATGTTTTGGATTTGCTTTATCGAGTAACCATTCTTGAGTCACTTTCCCGTTACTGTGCTCAGCAAGAATCTGTGCGTAGTTGGTTTCACCTGTGTAATCAGTACGTGGCAATACACCTTTTTCTGCCATCTTTCTTACAGCAACGTAGGAGATCCCAAGTAATGACGCTGCATTGGTTCGCCCACCAACAGCATCAATGGCTTGTTGAATAGGATTCATATCTTAAACCTTATTTAAACCAGTTTCATATTTTTATTAAACCATGAGTTAAAATTATTTTCAACCTATGGTTGCTTACAATTTTATATTTTTTATACGAAAATTTAACCAAAGGTTTCACGCGATGAAAGTTATGAGCACAATGGTTGAGCGCATTCAGGAAGCACTGAAAGCAAAGAAATTATCATGGTCTAAAGCTGCCACAATGATTGGCCTGACTCCTCAAGCGCCTTCTAAATGGAAAAAAGGACAGATTGGCAAAGAGACTTTGGATAAGTTGGCCGAACTTTTAGAAGTTGATGCCGGATGGCTTCTAAACGGGAAGAAAAAACAAAATTTAACCAACTTCAACATGCAAGAATTTATGGATAAGCACGGTCTATCCAAGAAAGATGAATCATCATTTGATGTGAATGATATTCAAAGCCCGTCAGTAGTTGAGTATGGTGGGGATGATGGATTTATCTGGATTGATGTGGTAGAGGCAAGTTTTTCTTGTGGCACAGGAGAGTCTATAGAGTTTCACTTTGATGTGATCAATGGAAAACAGCCATTCCCACCTAGTTTTTTTAAACAAAAAAATGTTCATCCTGATTGCATGCGCATCATCAAGGCTAAAGGCGACAGCATGGCGGACAAGATTGATGATGGGGATTTGGTTGGCATTGATATATCCCAAACCGACATTATCGATGGTCAAATTTATGCTGTTTACTTTGAGGGTGAAGGCATGATTAAGCAGATTTTCAAGGAAGAAGGCGGGAAACTGATTCTGCACAGCCTAAATCCTAAATACAGAGATCGTGAAGTCACGGAGCAAAATGGATTGAATTTTAAAGTTATGGGTCGCCAATTTTGGCGTGCAGGTTAAAAAAGGAGAATGGAATTGGATAACGCAAAACTACCAATCAATCAGATTATTGCTCGCATCAATGATGCTGCGAAACATGGTGAAGCTTTGGTGCTAACAGCCGAAGAAGTGAAGATTCTTTCCAAAGATATTGGCGACAAAGTCTTTATTCCTGTGCTTACTAATGAGCAGGTCGTGCAGTTGGTAAAAGAAGGAAAGCTAGGCCAGAAAATTAAATAATAAAAAAAGACCGATAGTAAGTCGGTCTTTCCACCCAAGCTTAGGAAGGTCTTGGATTGACTAATGTTGGCAGCATTAGCCTTTGCGCCCACCAATATCACAAGATAATTGATAAGTTGAGAATAACATATGTTTGGAGAATTAGTAAAAAAGATTAAGACTTGGTACAAAGGAGATCCAGGTCTAATTGACAGCAACCCTGCTACTGGCATTGATACAATTATAAGGGAGCCTTATAGAAGTCCTGTTGCTAGGTTTTTGAGTTATTTTATTGAGCCATTCATTGCCCTATTGATACTAATTAAGCAAGAATGGAAGTACTTTTTAACTACTTTTTTAACATTGATTACAGTGCTTATTGCTGTTCTTTCTTACATTGACAAGATGAAAGTTTGTTAATTAATGCAACAATAAATACTAAAAAAAATACCAGAGATAGGGCGCCAAAAAAGAACCCAAGATAAGTATGTCTACCTAAAGTGAAAATAGAAAATGATAATGCACCGCAACTAGAGAACATATTTAAGCAGAAATAAAGGTTTTCTTTGCTCATCTCAATAAACTCCAAATAACCCACCCCGTGTGGGTTTTCTTTTGCCTATTAAAGCATATTTAAACCTAATCATAAATTATTTTCACCTATGGTTTAATTTATGCTTGCTTTTATTTTATACCTTTGGTTTAATAAATCTCACCAGATAACAAAAAAGTCCCAGACATTCGACCGACGGGACTTTTACTCAATGAGTGAGAAGATTATGAATCAAAGAATTGAAAAGTACAAGTTTAGCCAAGCTGCAATAGACAGCTTCAAAGGCTTCTTAGGTGGCTCGGTGCTATCTATGGTCATCGGTGTTTTTATCGTAGTCCCTTTCCTTCGTTCATGTGCCGACGAACAAGCAGCAAACGAACTCAAAGCAAAACAGAACATGTATGTCCGCGTTCAGGTTGAGGGGGTGAAGTGATGTCTAAGAAATATCAAGAACTTGCTCAGAAGATTCAAGAAGCACGAATTATTGGTAAGAAAGCAGCAGATGCAGTTGAAGACAAAGGCACTTGCAACCTAGATAAAGTCGTAATTTGTGGACTTTCTAAAGTGCGTGAAACCTCTCTAAATAATGCAGGCATTAACTGCTACAAACATTGGTCTCATGCAGGAGCATTTGTTCTTTCAGGTAGTTTTGGCATGGGCGATAAAAACACCGCGGGTGTTGAAGCTATGTCTGCTCATCTTAAAAGCATGGGTGTTGACTGCTACATCCATTGGCAAATGGATTAAGGAGCCCTCTCATGGATAACTACAAAATCACTGCCACTGGGCGCTTTGATGAGAATGGCGAACACCACCTTACATTTAGCAATGGCACGGAAGAAAAAGACCCAGCCTTGATTAGCGGTGCGGATGCAGAACTTGTTGCGCAAGCTAAGAAGTTCATCACATCAGACCACTTAAATCGCTTTGAAGCAGCGGAGGCGCATTTAGAAGGTCATCCTGTGCAGTTTATGTTGGCTAACGGTGATTTCATCGATATTACATCAGATACCACTTTGGGAGTCTTTGAAAAGAATGGCGGTTATTCATTCCGCCTCAAACCCCAAACCATCAAGCTTGAACTTGAAATCCCTGCTCCTTTTCAACCAAAAGAAGGTGAAGAGTGCTGCTATATCAGTGATGAGTCAATAGATGGCTATCACACTGTTAGTTACAACAGTGAGAGATATAGTGGAATGATTTTCGGACTATATCGCCCTTCGGATATTGAAAAAGTAGTTGCATTATTCAGAAGTGCTTTTGGGGGTGCCTCATGATCTTAGCCCTTTTAGATATCGTGCTGTTTAACCTCATCTTGGCGGTTCACTGGGGGATTATCTAATGAATATGTTAGCCAATATCTCGTTTGATGCTGCTGAATCAAAGCTTCTGAAGGACTTAAGCAAGCATCCTGAACTGTTGGCAGGTGCAGTTGAATATGCGTTCCAACGTGGTGATATCGACTCGAAAGAATACCGCCTGTGGCGAAGCAAGATTGCAGAAATGGAGCGCCAACACACTGCCAACCTTTTAGCAACAATTAAAGCGTGAGGTGTGTATGAGCTTTTTCTTCAATGCAGAATTTCTTGAACAATTTGGTTGCTGTGTTGGTGAAGAAGATGAAGCAACTCACTACAGCACTTTCGGTGGCAGCGATTGGAAATTGAAAGCCAATAAGGACCAAATGTTCTACTGGGATGCCCTTTCAAAGTCTTGGAAAAGATGGGCTTTAACTTTAGAGCACTGCACACCTATCGGTGAAAAAGAACCAAATTACAAATGCGGACCAGTTAATCAAGTCGTAGTTAAGAAAGATGAAACGACTAACGAACTGTCTCCAATTTACTCAGATTCGAAATATAAAGGTGATTAAAGATGAACATGCAAAGTAAAGAACAGTTCTCTTTCACTAAAGCAGAACGTAAAAAAGCAAAGCTTAAGCTAAATCTTAATGGCGCCAGTGGTTCGGGTAAAACCTACTCTGCCCTTGTGTTGGCTTCAAGTCTTGGCAAAAAGATTGCAGTTATTGATACGGAAAACGAATCTGCATCTTTATATGCAAATGAATTTAACTTTGACACATTGCCATTAAAGCCACCCTATAGCCCTGAACGTTTTGCAGGCGCGATCCATGCAGCACATAACATGGGCTATGAAGTTCTTATCATTGATAGTGCTAGTCATGAATGGATTGGAACTGGTGGATGCTTGGAAATCAACGATGAAGCAGCTAAACGTTTTAAAGGTAACACTTGGTCAGCTTGGTCAGAAACCACACCACGTCACCGCAAATTTATTGACGCGATTCTTCAAACAGACATGCACATCATCACTACAACTCGTGCAAAAACTGAGACTGTACAAGGTGAAAAAGGAAAAGTTATCAAACTTGGCATGAAAGCTGAGCAGCGTGAAGGCTATGAGTATGAGCTTACCGTTTCACTCGATATGTTGCATGAAAATAAATTTGCAATCCCCACAAAAGACCGGACCAAACTTTTTAATCCAACAGGCGAAGTAATCACAAAGGAAACTGGCGAAAAGCTCATTGCTTGGCTTAACGATGGTCGCAGCCAAGAAGAAGCACTCCAAGCTGCTTTCGATGAAGCTATCAAGCGTATTAATGCAACTACAGATGTTGCTGAGCTAGGAATCATCTATTCACAGTTCAAAGGTACTGATTGCGAAGCTGAAATCGTTAGCGCTTGTGGTAGCCGCAAGCAATCATTAATTGGCACACAAGGCAATGCGTGAGGACAGCAGCATGACAGATCAAGAATACAGAGGGAATATGAACTACCCTTTTCAAGATCACATCGTCTTGAATGTCGAAGAAAATGTAGTTCCTTTCCCAAGAACAAATCTGCGTAAGTGTCAGCATGCCCAAGTTGAAATTGACACAAAAGCTTTGGAACTTACATGCATGAAGTGCGGAGCTAAAGTAAATCCTGTGATGTGGATCAAAGACACTATGAAGTATTGGTCCCGACAGCAAGCAAGGATTACAGAGCAGAAAAAGCAGATTAGTGAAGACCTTGATGAGCTTAAGAAGAGAGCAAGAACCAAGTGTCAGCACTGCAACAAGATGACTGCTATTAACTTAAAGAATTTCAAATTTACATTAATTGGGTGATGACATGACAGATTTGAATAAGGAACGAGAAGTTAATTTACGCTTTGAACAAGATGATGGTTTTGTTTGGGTGTTCGATGGTGATAATCAATTTGGCACCGAAATCAGTCATTTAATGATGATGCATGCAGATGAATATAACGAAGATGAATTACGTGTTATTTGTCACCATGCAGCATGTGAAATTGACAGACTTAGAGCAGAGCTAGAAAAAGCCAAAGCTCAGACGGTGCTAGATACTCAACAAAAGCTTACAGATACATATTATTTGGAAGGCTCAGATTATGTAGTTGATTGCCCTTTCGAATATGACATTGAAATAGATAAGGGAGAAGTGCTTGAGTTGCAAAAATGGCAACGTACTGAGTCAACAAAAGTATATTTTGCAAATATCTATGAAGATGAAGATAACTTTGAAATTCTTCAATTCGCTTCAAAAGCCGAAGCTGAAAATGCAGTTGCAGAAAACTTGAAGTTTTTAGAAGCAAGCGAATCGGGAGCTGAGGGATGAGTGAAGAATACCTAAAAGAGAGACTTTACTGGGCTTTGCGTTCGAGCAAGACAAAGAAAAAACAACTCAATTGGCACCATGCCATGTATATGGCTTGTACAGGTGCCTCACATGGATATCAGCTTTGTGTTGATCTTGGAGTAGATCCAGAAGGTACAGATTTTGTTAAAGCGGAAAGTAAGGAGGGGTGAAATGACAGCAATTGCGAATATAGGTAGTAACTTTGTTGTAGCGTTACCACCTTCTGATATTTGGCTAAATGACTCCCAAGCTGCTGAGTTCTTGGGTTACCGAGATGTACACTTTAAGGCAGCGGTTTGCTGCCTACCAACCTTCCCTAAACCGCGCTATGTTATTAAGTGCGGTCAAGGAAGACGCTGGAACTTGGCAGAGCTATCAAACTGGTTGAATGAACAATCGGATGATGAGCCAAAGAAAGGAAGACCACGCAAACGAGGCTAATCAAGCCTCGTTGCAATTTCGCTTGCAGTAGCATTGTAATAGACCATCAAGCTTCTTAAGTCTTTATGCCCAATCATACGGGCCAAGTCTAAAACTTCTAATTTCCTTGCAAGGCGTGTACAAGCTTCATGGCGTGTGTCATGAAAGTGCAAGTCAGTGATTTGACATCTATCTCTCAATTTACGCCAAAGCGTATCAAAGCTTTGGGAATTACAAGTAAAGACCTGCTTTTTATCAAGACCTTTTAATAAAGTAAGCAACTCAACTGCACGCTTAGATAGTGGTACATTTCGTTTAGTACCATTCTTTGTTTCATTTAAAACTAAATATCTATCTTTTAAATAAATACGATCCCAAGTCAAGCCAACAATCTCACCAGCACGCATTGCAGTTTCGATTGCAAAAAGAAAGGCAATAATAATTTGCTGAGTTGAATTCACAGGAACATTGTTATCCCAATTTGCTGCAAGACATAATCTATCAATTTCATCTTGGGTAATTCGTCTATCACGGTGCTTTGATGGTGGGGGTAAAGTGAGGTCAGCCATAGGCGACTCTTTAATCCATTTCCATTCTTTGCGAGCAACAGTAAATAAGGAAGCTAAAATATTTGCTTCACGTCTGACAGTAGCACCTTGCACTTCTTTTAATCGGGAGTCACGCCACTGGACTAAATCGTCAGTGGTAACTTTTGACAACTGTTTTTGACATAGCTTTTTATACTCACGCTTGAAGAAAGCCATTCGCTTGACTTCATTCTCATGAGTTTTCTTCTTTATACTTACTTCATTAAGATAGCGTTCAATAGCTTCTAAAAAAGAGTGATCTGGTAATTTGCCATGCGATTGTTCGCGTAACTGAGTCTCGCGTTTAGATGCCCAAGCCCTAGCCTGAGCTTTTGTATCAAAGGTTGCACTTTCGCGAATTCCGTTTACACTTATCTCGGCTCGCCATGTGTCGTTGCGTTGTCTAAATGAAGCCATAATTTTTGTGGCGTAATCTTGGCGTAATTGTGATAACCGAAATAATAGGAAAAAATAAGAAATAATAGAAGTACAGATTATTGACCAATTTGGCATTTGATTGTTTTGTATGAAATAATAAGAAAAGATAAAAAAACCTAAGAAGTTGTTATTTTTGATCAAGTGCCCGCCGAGCGCACCAATCTATTTTATAAAATCAATAACTTAACTATATTTTGGCGTATATTTGGCGTAATGCGCTATTTATCCACAGGTTTAGAGGTAATTTTGCTTCTTATCAAAGGTCCATCTTTTACCATTGTGAGTCACAGTGCCATCTAAATTAATCGGCAACTCTTTTAATGAATAGTCGTAGATTTTAAGAACATTCCCGTACTTATCTAAATCAGCGGGTAGATTGCAAGTATTTTCCATCCTGCCCGCTTCCGAAACCATGATCATGACTTGCGACATCACAAAGCCCTTACACAAATCGAGACGTTCACATTACTATTAATAGTGTGAGCTGTGCAACCTGAGAAAAGGAGGCACAGCAATGTGATGATCGATGCAACTTTGGTACGTTTGCACATATAAGTTACTTCTTTAAAAAGAGTGCTCGTTCTGCTTCTCGGCGACGAACTAGACCTTTCATAACTTTGCCTCCTGCCTTATTCCAGACAAGGAATTGGTCAGCAGCGCCTTGATAGTCACCTTTATTAAGTTTCTTCAATAAAGTTGAATTTGCTAAATTGGTTTCACCAAGATTATATGTGAAAGATGCTAGTGCATCGAATTGATTCTGACTAAGAGGCACTTTAACTAATTTATTAATAGCTACTTCAAACTTAGTTAAATCATTTTTCAAATAGGTTTCAGCTTGCTGTTCAGTGCAGGTATCACCTTTTTTCACTCGGACACCATTCGGATACTTAATGGTTCCAAAACCAATAGTCCAAACACCCACCCCATCATCATACGCATTAAGGCGCTTGCCCTCAAAGTCTTTGATGAGTTTCAGCCCAGAATTGCTTGTGGTTTTACTCATTTCTATTCACTCGCTTTTCAATTAAGTTACTGACAAAATGAGTGCCCATATACCCAATGCCAGAAGCAATACCAACAGATACAATCTGTGGGACATTTAGCCATTCAAGTAAAGACCAGACACCAACTGAAAAAAGCCCACACATAATGGACTCAGCCCAATCAGCCTTACCTAGTTTTTTCTTCGTTCGGAAATAAGCCATAATGAACCCCATAAAAAATGAAGTGATTGCTGTGCCAAAAGTCTGTAGAAACTCTTGAATGAATTTCCAAAATTCCATGCCTTCCCCCTAATTTCGGCAATAAAAAAGCCCTAACTTATTAAAAGCTAAGGCTTGTAGTAGTTTGTTGTGTATTAAGATGCAATTAAGCCGTGACCCGTCCCCCCTCTGAGCGAAGCCAGAATCTGATTAACTTTTGCAATTACATCTTCTAAAGTTGCAGATGCAGGCAAGTCCAGAATTGCTGGCAACTGACCGCCAACGACACGGTCCCCAGCCACATACAAACCTGATGAAGTCTCAATTTCTTTTGCAAAAGTAACCTTCCTTGTCTGATCGACAGTCATATATTCAGTACCGTTTAGACGATGCTGAATAGTTGCATAGGCTTGGCCAGCATTCGGATGTGAAACAATAGTATTGTGTAGGCTTGCATAGCTACCATTTGCTAACAATCCTTTAACTTCATTTGCAAGAATCCCATTACCCGATGTGGATTCAATTACATGACTAATCGTGTCTGACTCACCATATCTGTAATCATAACGAGACATAGGAATATCGGTATTAAAACCTATCCACGCTCGTTCTAGATCAATACCATCCCCTTCTTTACAGAATATTGTTGGCCTTGTCACATTGTAGCCTAAACCTAACCCACGCTTGCTGACTTTAAGGGGCTTAACCTCACCGTCTTTGACGATACCTTTACCAATTGCTTGCGCGCCATTAAAAGCAAGTAAGAAAGAACCATAAGAGAAGGCAAAGTTTCCATATGCTTCTGATTGATAACCATGCGCTCGTGCGGCAGCACCCTGCGTACCATCCGGCAGATAGTCAGGATCAGTTGTTTTTGACGCACCAGCAATACACTTATAACCGTCAGTAGATGAGTAAATACTCTCTGATAAGTTTAGATAACCCATCGCATTAGAGATTCGACCACGGGCTTGAGTGTCTTTACCTACTGATAGAGAGCAATATCCATATATAGCATCTCGTGATCCCTCTGGATCATCTGGATTACCAGTACAAGAACCTGCCCCACCGACAATTGATGCAACGCCAAAAGGCACACAATCATGACCAAAAGATAAAGATAAATAACCGATTGGAGGATTGTTGCGCCCAAATGAAACAGCACCAATTGCAACATTTGAATCATGATATGCATCAGGATTATTAATGCCACGGAAGTTATTTAAATTGTCATCTAAGTGGGTTGGATCACTTATGCCATAGATTAAACTTGCTTTAGATGGGTTTAAAATGAACTTGACAGGTGACTCAAGAACAGGAGGATAAGTTCTGTTTAATGCAACGTAAGATTGTAAGTCGACTTGCGTTGCACCTTGATAAACTGACCATTTCCCAGCGTCAAGGTCATCCTGGAAGCTATTTGATGAAGTGTGCGAAATAAGACAAATGTAAGTTATGTTTTCAACGAAAACTAAATCTTTTAATTCATATTGGGTATTGTTAGACCAAGGCCCACGTAATGATAATGCATAATATCGGACTTTAAGATCATCTAGTAGGTCATTTATTCTACCTTCCCCCAGTATATTGATCATCCTTATTGCTTTTGCGAGAGTTGAGTATTTACGGCCTAACCGGCTAATGACATCTGAAAACTCATCGCCACTCGTGAACTTTTCGACAGTACCCATGTCGAAAATTGCGTTATCTACTTTGGTTTGTAAATTTGACATATTTTTACACCCAATAAAAAAGCCCGCATAAAGCGGGCTTGTGGTTAATCTTGATTTATGAAATTAGGTTGTTGATGTAATCACTATCATTTGAGTAGTAACGCTCGTCATAGTTCACAGCAGTAATCTCACTTTCAAAAGTAGCGCTTGGCGATTTTTCAGAAATGAGATAAGCCTCACTATCAAGTTCATTTGACAGTGTGATGGAGTAATTTGTGGCTGTTACTTTGCCATCTGAACTTGTGATCAGTGGAAGGATTGGCAAGCGCTCTAAAATTAAATGCCTTTCATCCACACCTTGTGTGACCAGCATTGTTTCTACTGAGCCGTTCGATAACTGCAAATGAATCGTGTATGACTTGGTGGCGTCCAAATGGACAGGCTGCGAAATCTGGATATTAAGACCACTCCAAGCCTCAATTTCTCCTGAAGTAAAGCCACCTTCTTCACCCAACGGTACCAAAGTAGGGATAGAATCTTTAACTACTGCAATGCGATCATTAATAGTGACTAAATCAGCTTCGCCATACGCTGTGAATTGAACTGTCTCTCTTTGATACTGAATCCTGTTCCATGCTCTATACGCTAAAAGATAGGCCTGAACTTTGTTCGTAACACCAATAAGTTCAATTTTCTTCGGGTTGGTAATTCCATCATTCGGAAGCTTAATTGACTCTTCTGTGTAGTTTTCACTAGCATTACGCCACGTTGCTTCAACACCATCATATTGCTTGTCTTTGCCAAATCGCGTTGTCACAGTCTCAGATTGGGGCTTTTTATTACGGTGGTTAAACAAGATAGAAGATGATGGGTTTACCTTCTCAAATTGAAAATAGACTTTCCCTGATGTTCTTCGTGCGTTACAAAAGACAGAATATGCAATAGTTGCAAGGGTCTCTTCGTATGACATATTGTCATTATCAAACGTGTAGGTGAACTCAATAGCCTTAGATGTTCCAAAGTAGGTTTGAATCTGGCTTTGAGTTGCATACAAGTCTTGAATATCAACAGTGTCTATAGACCTACGACCTATATAATCATCTGTAGTAACGGCACAAACAATGTCAGCAAACTTATTAGATGCAATGCGTTCAGGTGATTTAGAGCCAGATTCGTATGAAAATACTTTGCGAGTAGCAAGCATATTTAGCTCACGCTTTTTTACTCCAGAAGTAATGTCATTAGTAACAGTAACAGTGCGAACTAAAGTTACATCTTCGTACGAAAGCTTGGTTAAAGCCGTCATGATATAGACTGAATGCGCCTGAACTTCATCTACTACTGTGCCCTTTGAAGTGTGCACTGTACGACGTCTTAATCTATATCTAAGTCGGCTTGTTGAAGGCAGGGTAGCTTTAAGTGTTAAACCAACTGGGCTTGCAATACTCTGAGGATTACCGGAAAGGGTTTCAGAGATACTAAAGATTGTTCCTGTTGGCGAACCTGTTGCATCTAGGAGCTGATACTCCATTTCAAGAAGTACACCTATTACCTCTTTGTAGCCCTTCGCTCCAATATGATATAGACCTTGAGGAGCATTGAAGTTAGCAAAGATCTGGTCGCCTTCAGTATCGGTTTCATACCATCCTAACCAATTCTCTTGTGAACCATATAAGCCAACCATATTGCCTGCTGTACTACCCCAATTCTGAAGTTTCAGCCAATCTGGATTTGTGGCATCAGGAGCTGATAAGGTGATAGTCGTACCTGAATTAATATTGATTGTGTATGTTCCGTCTAAGTCCATACTATCGATATTATCGGTGAGTGTGCCAGAAATTGAGCTAGAAGCTGCCTGAGTCATTTTAAGAAAGTTCTGGTTAACAGATTGTGGATTTACTAATGAAATCTCATAAACCCATGAACCAGCACTTCCAGATTTCACAATGTTGCTTACTTCATAAACCCCAGCTAAATCTAGTGTCCCTTCTACCGGATCATCTATTAATAAGGCTTGTATGGTTAGGCCCTTGAAGTTTTGCGGTTGGTAAATATCTGTACTTGTCGCGACTGTTAATACATAGTCAAGACCAACATCTACAGTGCCCGATAACAGTTGATCTTTAACCCCGTATTGAGCACCTTCAATAGAAATAGTCTCTCCATTTACGAATGCCGTTGTAGCGACATTAATAACGTTTGGATAACTAAAAGTGATGTTGTTTTCAACAACTCGGGCAGAGCTTGGATTCAAAAGCGTTTGACCTGTAATGCTTCGGGATTGCTTACCAACTAGAGGGGCATGATTTAAAACATCACCGTATCGATACATCGGCGTTGTAGTATCTAGGCTTTGATTTGGGTCATATACAGAAACTGATTCACCATCAATCTGGTTAATTGATGTCTCACCTTCTTTAACATCTGAGATTTCATAATACCCACGCCCCAAGCACATCAAGCATTCTTCAATCTCTACATTATTTTGAAAATATCGAAGAGGAGGTGCAATAAGATCTGGAACAGCCGGAACTGTCCCAAAGATATCTGGGATACGACCACCAATACGCTGTGTATTTTCTCGATTACCAAGTTTATTGTTAGATGAAGTCTTTTCTATACCTTTGTTCGCATCTGGCATAGTCAAAATTGTATAAATTGAGAATGCTAGAGATACTACAAGGGACACCACAGCAATAATTGTTGCTGGCTCACCTGCTTCACACACAACATCAAAGTCATGCTTTTTGGACAACATTAATAGTGACGCTTCATCTATCTTATTAGTTGGCGTTACATCATTGTGTGCACATGCTGGCTGCAAGTAGATTCGTGCTCGTGGATGTTTTTTCTTAATGTGTTTAAATGCTTCAAGAACCCGATCAGTACGAACATGTAGAACATTGTCATGCCCGTCAACTGGATTGGTGAATATGCGTAATCGGCTCATAATAGCGAATCCGTTTGTAGAACTTCTTCAATACTTGAATGTTTAAGTAGTGGACACCAAGCTCAGTGAGGTGCAAAACACGACCACAATAAAAAAGCCCCACATGGGAGCTTTGATTTTGATTTGTCATCAAGACAATGGAGCCGTCAATTGGATGATCAATTCGCCTGTTTTTTACAACTGTATGACGCGAAGTTTTAAGTGTTTCATGCAGTGATCCAGTCAAACCAATAAACGAGCTTGAATAATCTTGATTAAAAAGATATAGAGCAGCTTCAAGCAAGAAGTGAACACAGTGATAGTGTTGCGGGTCATACTGTCGATCTAGCAAGCAATCAATACTTTTCATTAAAAGAACCCTTTTAGACTTGGGAACATGTCAGTTGTATAAATACGACCAGTACCTACACTATTTAATCTTTGTGCCACAGCTTCAAAAGTACAGGCTTGATAGTCCTGATTCATTGTTTCAATTTCTAGTCCATAAATAACATCAACCGGAGCAGTTAAATCACTCGACAAATAAGACCGATAAATTACTTGCGGCTTCTCTTCGCTGTTCGCATCAAGAATGATCTTGATTAGTTGCGGTACTATCTGCCCCAATTCCCCTATCGTTATGTTGATAGATTGGTCCAGATCATCAGAGGTCTTTCCTTTTTGTATGGCTAAGGGCATGTACTCATAAACAGCTTGTGTTGAATCTTCATGAGTAACTGTTATGCCATTTGCATTGTTGGTCACATATCGGAGTGGACTTGGCCATAAGCTATGCTTCACTTCAATACATTCAAGCAAAACGACTGATGGACTGGAATCTAAATGAAATTCTTTTATGTCACTCATAAGAATGGTTCCAATGCGTCTGCTGCGGCTTTGTTTGCTAATTTTTCTAATGATGGAGAAGCTTGAATAAGTCCAAGCCTCCAAGCTTCAATAACTTGGTCATCGTCATCTGGGTTTCGTGGTGATGGTTTTGCTACAGCATCAATATTAGCCCGCCACAGATTGCCCTGTTTACTCCATCTCAATGCCCCTATGAACGCTATCTGATATTCCTTAATTTCTGTGTAATCTAAAATCAGATCCATCAAGAAAGGCTGAGGGTCATATTGATTTGCAAAGTAAAAGGCTAGCAACAACTCCATTTGATCAATATCGAGCGACCAACTTAACGGGACGCTATGTGTTGCACCAATAAAGTTGCGTCTCTGCCTTGGCATGCCTGCCGTGAGTTGCTGGGTAATCAGCCCATCTCCCAATGTTGGGTTATAGTCCTGCTCATTGGGTGGCAAGAATAACTTTCTCATATTTGCCCATCCTGAATTTTAGACATTAAAAACCGACCTCTTATTGGGTCGGCTTAAATATTTAGTTTCATTACATTTTCCAGATATATGTACATATTATCAAAGTGATAAGAATTGCAATAAAGCGCCATGCTTTCATTTCATTCATTTCCTTTAGACACCAGTTAATTAATTTGATAAAATCTTCCATATAGAATTATTTTTCCTCTTACTTTCGTCGGTTGGTGGAAATGTAAAAACCCCGATGCGTCAACATCGGGGTTTTGTTTTGGGTATTAAAAAGCCGCCAGTAAGCAGCTCTTCATAATTAATTTTTAATTCCTACTTGGCCTAGCAGTCGTGTTGCGTGCAACTTGTTTTGATTCGAATGAGTTTGGATTTCCCAACTTAGCAAAACCCTGTTTAACCGCTTTCTGAGCCTCTGCACGAACAACTTCAATCGTTACTGAGCCATCAACGCCTTTACTTTCAACAAGTTGAACACCCTGTACACGATTGATGATTTGGATGTTAACTTGGCTATTACCTACTGGTTGCCCTGAGTTAATGGCATTCAATGTATCCACACCAACGCGTTTAGTGGCTGCGGCATTAAGTACATATTCCTGACCATGAACCACACCAGCCACATCACCACGGCCCATGTTGCCTGTGTAGCCGCCTGAAGAGAAGCCAGCGATTGTTTGTGCTGCGATCATTGCTGCTTGAGCATATCCAAAGCCCAAGATTGCAGACGCTGCTGGTATTTTTCCAACGAATGGAAGTGTAATATCTGCTGTAGTTTCTGCTGCTGCTAAATGAGCAGAAACAATTGTTGAGGCAATGGCAAATGCTTGCTGCATAGCAAACATAGCTTTGTATCTCTTAGACTGTTCTCCACTTGCATCCTTTACTGATTGAGTTAAATTAGACCACACAGATTGTCCTTGATTTAAAAGACTGGACCAGATTTGCAACTGAGATTCATATTGACCCTTCTGCAAATCTTGATATTTCTGTGCATATTCCTCTTGTATCTTATGCTTGGTCTCCTCATGGAGCCTAACAGCATCCTCAATACGCTTGTTGTATTCAAGAGTTAGAATTTCACCTTTGGCTAGTTTTGCTTTTAAGTTATCTTGTTCATTCAATAATGCATTGTCATTATCAGACATTGCATTACTTTCCCCGAACTGCGTTGATAAACCTTCACGTTCACCTTTGGGTGCTGCTAAGAGCGCTCTAGCCTGTTGAATATCTCTTAGTGAATTACTATAAGTCTGCTCGTAAGCACGTTTTCTTTGTTCAGCAGCAAGATTGATTAGGTTAGTTTCATAATCGTATTGTTCCTTTAAGGCTTTTAAACGAGACTTCTTTTCCTCAGCGTTATATTCAAGACTCTTCTGAATTCTGAGCCCTTCAATCTTAGTTTTTGCGTTAAGTTTCTCTTGCTCATTCATCTTGAAGGAATAAAGATCATAAGCAAGTTGAGCATCACTAATGAGTTTTGCATCGTTCGCTTTCTGAATCGCTACAGAGACATATTGAGTCATGCCGTATTTTTGCAAGCGCTCAATTTCCTTCTGTAAATCCATCTCAATTTGTTTGGATTTATCAGAATATTCATACTGAATTTTGAGACGTTCTTCATTGATCTTCTCTAATTCTTGAGCATGCTTTTTCGACTCTTGAGCAGCTTTCTTTGCAGCATTTTCGGCGTCTTTGGCTTCTTTTGCGTTTGTTTTAAGGCCTTTGTTGGTTTTGTCTATTGCGCCACTGGTGTCGTAATACAACTGACCAAGCTTATCAAGTTTAGGAACTGATGCATCCAGCACATCATTCATGGACTTCATTGAGCCTTTAATGGTCGCTACTGAATCGTTTACAGTATCACTGGCGATAGACCAACCATTTTTAAAACCATTTACTAGAGCTTGCCCTTTAGCAACAACTCCATCAGCATTCCAAACATTAACAGCAGTCGAACCAATATTTTTAGCCTGCTCTACAAAGCCTTGAATGAGTCGTATAACAACCTGAATTGCACTTGCTAGCCCAATAATCCCTACTGCTACACCCTTAGCAATTACACCTACAGATTGAATTACAGAACCAAATTGGCCACCATCTTCAGCTCCTTGCAAGAAACTACTTAAAAGTGTGTTCAAGACAGGCATCATCTGAGATGCTAATTGGGTTTTAAATCCCTCAAAACGAGTTTGAACTGACTTAGTTTGAGCAGCAAGCAGTCTAGACTGTTCAATAGCTTCTTTGCTTTTGATAATCCCCGCTTCTGTTAATGCCTCTCCATAACGATCTAATAAAGCCCCTCCATTTTCGAACAATGGGAGTAAATTACCTAAATCATTACCTAGACTTTCAAAGACAAATCTCTGTTCTTGTGCAGATGCTCCAACACTATCAAGCTTATCTTTCATTAGCTGAAGAGCTTCAACACCATCTTTACCTTGCAATGTCTTCGCAAATTTTTGAATCTCTGCATCAGTCATTTTGGTGTTATTTTTTAATGCGTCAAAGAAGTCTGCCGCCTCACCTCCGCCACCACTAGCAGTGAATTCACCGAGCTTCTCTTGTGCATCAGCTAATGACTGTGCCAGACCATCTTGTGACATACCAAGCTGTTCAGCAGCATGTGAAAGAATTTGAAAGTTCTGTGTGCTAGTGTTTGCTCTATTTGCTAAAACAATCATCTCAGCATCCGCTTTAGCGGCTTGAATTGCCATTGCAGAAAGTCCAGCAAATGCTACTGCTGCACCACCCACCGCCATTCCTGTAAGTGCTGCACCTGCCATCAAAGCGCCACCACGCAAAGCTGCAACTTTTTCAGTGACATCACCAATAACAGACCCTAGGCGTGTATTGCCAAGAGATGAATTAATTTGTTCCTTAAATTTGGAGAATAAATCAGTAGTTTTACCTGTCTCTTGACCTACATTTTTAATTGATTTTGCAGTCTTATCGCCTTGTTTCTCAGCATTACCTAGAGACTTATCTAAAGCATCGACTTCTTTTTTGCCATCTTTGGCATCTACCACAATAACCAAGCGGCTTTCAGATTCAGGCATTTCACTCTCCAAATTCTAGGCAATAAAAAACCCGACACTTGGTCGGGTTATTGAATACTGCTTTTTAATCTAATTTAGCCTTGCAGGCAGGTGACATATTGGTTTTCTGATCATCTTTAATTAGTTTGTAGCTGCCACCAACTCCATATGCTAGTTCAAGATTTGTATTAGTTTCACTTTTAATGGCCCAGAAAGATCCGTCCTGCGTATAAACTTTATTGCCTACTTTCTTGATTGATTGTACTCTTGCTTCGCCTTGATAATCTTGGCAAATAACACCTGAACCATCTTGATTTAACTTTAAAGTTGCAACAGAAACATTCGAATGTGCACCTGTCCAATAGCCGTGATTGGTTGTTACTGTAGGTGTTAACTCAAAAAAGTTTGCAGTCGTAGCACAGCCACTAAAGAAAACTACTGAACCTAATACAATTATCTTTTTCATATTCCCAAACCATTATCTTTGAGTAAAATTTAACATGTAGCGTGTTTATTCTCTAGTTTACTATTTTAGTATGAAAGCAACCAAACAAGCAGAATTAAACCTATCACCACGCAAGTCGCTGCAATAAAGAACCCTGAAACTGAACTCCTACATCCTTCAGTTTTTGAACTACTGCTAACAGGTGTTGCACTTATTTGGCTATTCGTCTTTTCATATTGAATAACTTGCTTCTTCTCGGGCTTTTTTAATGGAGGAGGAATCCCAATATGTTCTTCCTTTTTTTTCTTGCGTTCAGCCAAAAACTTATTATTTATAGCGTTCTTATTAATTTCTGGGATTTTTGTAATAGGCTTTTCCTCAATTTGAGGAGAAGTAATAGCTCCTTGTTTTACGTCTCCAGAATTTAAAAGGCTGCTTGTGAAATGTTGCACTGACTGATAATCATAACTGGGAAAAAGGTCAAGCCCTTGTTTAAAGTTCTCGAATCCACCATCTTTCTTTGCTCTTTTATAGTAGATTCTTAGCCTATCATCGTTACTGTCATTTTGGGGGTTCTCTAGCTTACCTACCTTATAAACATAAGCAATGTGATACAAAGCTTGTAAATGCTTACCTTCTCTTCTCAGTAAATTGCCCATTGTGATGTGCACAACTGCATCAAGCCCCAAAGTTTGCTTTTCAGTAAAATTACATTGTTTTGCGTGCTGAAAATAATTTATTTTTTGCTCATTAAGATGACGCCAAGCATCATCAAATCTCTTTTCTTTAATGGCTTGTTCTGCTTTGTGCTTATGTTCAGCGGCAGGCCCAAGATAGTCCTTAAGCATAAAAACACCCTCATATTTGAGGGTAATTTAGCAACTGGTTAATAAAGGCGCAATAAAAAACCGCTATCTCTAGCGGTTCCTCAAATATTACTTACAGTTCCAGCGTTTATGCAGTACTGTTAAGTGCTCATAAACGGTTGGTGCTTTTACTTGCTTGTCTTTGATAACTTCTTCGAAAAAAGTAAAATTAGTATTAATGATTGTTTTCATCATGTTCCTCATCAATGTTTCATCTAAATCTCCGAAACGTATTCCGGTAGCAACAAACTCTAAATAATTTAAAAGATAGTGAATTGCGTCTTTATATTTTTGATCAAGGTTCTCAAAGTGTTCTTTTTTTAGAATATAGCTTTCCCCAAATTGCTTCTTAGCTGTTACATAAACTTCAGTGCATAGCGTTACCTTGTGATTGTAAATCTCTGAAAGCCTTGATTCCATTAATGTATGTATTGTATGGCTTCTTGTGGCTGCCACACTATTAGCACGTGTTGGGAATAACCAGCCTAAAATTGCCACAACTGTTCCTAACAAGACTACTAATGTATTAGAAATTGTTTGCTTCTCTTCCCCTTGAGAGTTAATAGAAATAGTTGTGAGTTCAAAGGCCAGAAAAGTATAGTTCCTTAGAAATAGATTCCAATATACTAGTTCTGCGAAAACAATAACCAATGCAATCATTATGAAATTTAATTGCATATGGGTTCGCGGCTTTAAGAAGAATTTATCTTTAATTCTCTTATCAAAGAAATACCAAAGGCCAAAATAAGGTAAAAATAATAAAATTGTTCTTAGTAATAATATGTTATCAATTACCATTTTATACTCATAAAAATAAAGCACCCATAATAGGATGCTTTATTTGTATTCTTTTGTAAACTAGCCGATGCCATAACCATCTGCTAAGCGATAGTTTAATTTTGTAGTTTTCATGGCGTCTCCTCTCAAAGCTTACGCTTGATTTAACCTATGTACGTCTAAATAAAATATTCGTCGCAGTCAGTCACCGCGTCGCAATAGTAAACGTTTCGTTTAAACGAATAGTACGTACTAATGACAGAAGTGTCAATATCGAATCTTATCGTCGTTGTCAATGGAATAGCAGTATTATGTAACATCAATCGCGTTACATCCCGTCGCTTGTTCACAGTTAAGTATCGCACGTCAGCATTTAAGTCTTCGTCGCTCGTTGCGTCGCCTTTTTATGAGCTTCATCCAAGAACATATCGTCAAGCGCAAAGATACAGTCATTAAAGATGTATCGCTCCACTGGCAAGTCATATTGCTCAACATAAGCATTGATTGCAGATATATCTAGCGCTAGAGGAACACCTTGTTCATAGCGTCTAGATCTTGCAATTGTGTTATATGCAGTCAGAATGGCATTAGCTACATAAGAATAGTCAGGCGCATCAGGAAGCTTTACACCGAGGGCTTCTCTTTGCTTTTTTTCGTGGTCCGTGAGCCTCGCGTACTTGTTCGCATAGGTGTAGAGGTTTGTGACTTTCCCACGATGTCCTGAAGCTCCTTAAGGGATTCTGTTTGAATGCGGGTAGCTTCTTTAATCACAAAATCAATTAACTGATTCTTTTGTGCAGATTTACAGAAGATAGTTTCAACATTGGTACGGTTGTATTCAAGTGCCGACCCATCTGTTAATTCAATGCCCTTCCAATCATTCACAAGGAACACACCGACTGCATACGCGAACTTGTCGTTACGCTTTTCAATACGCTCATTTGTAATAAGGTTAATGTCAGCCTTTTCTTCTGCGGTTTCTAGATTAAAAATCTCAAGTGCCCGCTGAAACTCTGGCTGCATAATTCCATTAATTTTAAATTTTCCACCAGTTGGGAAGTCTACCCATTCAAATGGGTAAGTAATATCTTTGTTCTTTTCAATAATATCAAAAGCCACTTTTAATTCCCCTTATTAAGGTGTAACTGGCGCAATCACACGAGTAATAACCGGTGATACGCGAATATGGTTGTAGTTAATGTCGATTGTGATAGTGTCCTCACCACCGCCATCTGGGTGATTAGCTTCCGCTACCTCTAATTGTGGGAACTGGAATGCATAACCATTACCTGCATCATCTTCAATAGAGAATTCTAGCGGCATGGTGTCACGGGTTTTAATGAAGTCGATATAGGCTGCTGATTGCGCTGAGAACATGTATTGAGTGTTAACAGTCACATCTACGATCTTTTCAAGATAAGTCGTTGCAGTGAGCTTTTTAGATCCAATACAGCGAATTGCTTCCATGTTGTTGTTAATAGTCAACTCAAGCGACTGCATACAAGCAGTGCCCACCACAGTTTCACCATTAACTTTAAGATCACCAACGTTAAGCGCTGAAACAAGAACTAGTTCAGGAACCGGTAAAGGCGAAGTCACAGGGTTTGTAGTTGTACGCTCAAACAGAGTACCCATCAAGCCAAATGTAGCTGTGATTTTGCCAGTAGTGGCAATCGACATCGTAGCTTCATTTATGCGTACACCACGGTAAATAAATACCTGGTTAATATCTTCAAAAACTTTGACGAAGGTAAATGTCTTTCGCACATTACCGCCAAAGTTAAGAACATCACTGGCCCAGTTATTCATTGCAACTGCTGACCAGAAGTCATCAAACAAGCCAATAGATAATTCAACTTCTAAAGAACCTGTGATTTCTGCTTCAGTAGCTATGCCACCTTGACGGAAGCGAGTATCTGCAACGCTGCTTGATGCTTCAGTAGTGACGTTTTCAGTTAAGCCATCAGTAACTCGGCGTACGGTTTTCCAAACTGGTGTAGTTGGTAATACTTCGGGGGTTTGCTCTTCAGCATAGTAAAGACGGATCTTTGCACCACTCGACATGGCTTTTACTCCTTATAGGCATAAAAAAACCACCTCGAAAGGTGGTACATAAATTATTTAGGCAATAAAAAACCGCCTTTCGGCGGTGTGGATTTGGATTGTTAGGCATTTAAGGACATTCCTTGAATGCCATTGCATAGTTTTAAAATACTTTCTGCATGAAGGGTGATATGTTTATGCTCTGGTCTTGTTCGCTCAATATCGATACCAATTAGAATTGCGGCTTGAATATTTTTCTGCCAATCCCCTGTATCCATCACAGGTTCGATTGAACAAAAAATGTAACTTTCATCTCCAATATTGATATCAGCGTAATTATCTTCATCTGTAGATGGTCTTAACTCAGCAACAACATAGGCAATATTCATTAAAAGCCACCTATGAGCTGTAATTGCGGCTGCAAGTCTTGCTCTAGCTCCATTATTTCTTGGTCAAGTGGATTTTTCTCATGCTTCCAAGTGTTCATGTCACGGGCTGAACAACTAACTTGTTGCTTACGACTTTCACGGTAACCTACAACATGGTTGTATCTAGCCCATTTTGATTGGAAAACTTGGCTGAGTTGATTAGCCATCCAGTTAAAGGCATTAATAAATTCGATTTTAGTTTTCATAGCCTTTTCGCCAGTGAAACCCATAACAAGCAACATGAATCCATCTTTTGAAATTCTAAAGAATGGTGTTTTACGCTCTGTGTTCCCTATCCTTTTGTTTTCAAAGGTTAATCCAAAATTGGATTTAGCAAATTCTTCACCACATTGCTTAATGATTTTCTTAATATCTCGCATTACATGGCTGTGAGTCTTGTTAAAAGCTTCAGCAACGGCATAACTTGTTGTTCTTGGTTCACCGTTATCATTGGTAACCAATGCACGTAAATTTAATGTTGTCATCATGTTCATAAGATTTCCTCTTACTCGCTCATGTTCAAAGAAAAGAACTGGCAGGCGCACTGAACATGAAAAGTGTGCTTTTCGGGGATCAACCTAGCCAGTGTTCGCCTGAATTTCAGGCATAAAAAAACCTGCCACTAAGGACAGGTTCGGTTAAAAGTAGATCAGGTTTGTTGTGTGATTAAGGCTTGTAATCTAGGTCTACTGAAACTCCAGTGACAATGTTTTGCTTTGGTCCGCCTAAACAGTGATTACTTGCTAGACGGATATTCACATCTGAGATGCACAGTTTATTTTCTCTTTGCCATTTTTGAAGCTCAGCGCCCATCGTGTCGTGTAAGTGACGCTCAAGCTCTTGGCGTTTAATTTCAATTTCTTCTAATGTAAGCATGCAAGACATATCAATTCACTCTGTATCCGATCGTAATATTATATTGAACAAAATCCCCGTTACCGCCGAGGTTCTGCACTTGACCTTGTAATACCTCTAACTGACCGCTCTTAAAGTATTCAAAATGAGCCAACCAAGCATCTGCAAGCTTTGTGATTGCTACTTCATGTGTGTTTAACCGAGCCATGCAGTTGATTGAGATAATCCCTGTTCGTCTTGTGCATGGTGTATCACCAATTGCTGCAATGATTGAACCACCCCATAAAACGTTAATGTCACACCAAAGGCCATCAGTCGGAACTGTAAAGTCTTTATTCGGGTATTTAATTCTTGATTGCTCAATTCCAGTGAATGCCATTGCTCTAGTGATAATGGCTTGTCGTGCTTGATCTAAAGTCATTGCCATTTTAACCACCGTATTTTTGAGCAATATAGTTAAACGTGATGCCATATACTCCTTGGGGAGCATTCCTAGAAAAACCGCCTTTAGTCTTCTCTGTTTCAGCCTTTGTAGTAAATCCACCAAATTCGATCTTTTTAGCGTATGGAGCATTCGTTTGGATATAGACCGTTGAATAAGGCACCAATCTAGAAATAACGGCTTCACCTTTGTTAATAGTTGGTGTGCCGTTCTCATCCTTCTCTGACTCATTAAAGGTCATGTCTGGCTGATTGATACTGACTCGGTGTGAAGCTCTGTATGCTCCTTGGTCTACAGGACTGGCTAATACAACCCCACCTAAAGCATCAATCACAATATCTTTCTGTTTTTTAGTTAGGTCTGCTTCAATTGTTTTAGTGAAGGCACTCGGTTTGCTTGTCCAGCCCATGATGTTATACCTTTCTTAACTGACAGGTCCACACACTTGACGATGGGTCCTGACCACAACTCACAACTCGATAATTGCCACCATCAATCACCCATATGTCATTAACATCAGGTTCTACTAAAGTACCTGCGGTATCTTTCACTTCATTTTGCAGTAGTACGGCTTTAGAGTCTGTTGCTCGATAATCTATAGGCTTGACCAAATCTTTTAAATAAGAGCCAAATAGGACGCCTCTGCCGCTATATACATATTCGGTGTAAGTATCTTCACCTGTAGCCGGATTAGATCCAGTTAGCTTCTTTCGAGTACAGGTGAAAGTATCTACAGCATCTGCCAGCTCATATTCAGCATCAAATGCAGCCCCAAGCTCTTGCTGAATCTCATCACGCATTCCCATGACTTACTCCGTAATGACATAAGTGTTGATGTGATACTTCTCGCTAAAGAATGGCTCAAGAAGATCAAGGATGAATTGCATATCACCACTGATCGATTCCTCTTTGCCAGCAACATAAGTCTTGCTTACTGATGTTCCAGACTGTGCAGATACCGTTTTAGAGGCAACAACACCTTCTTTAGTTGTGTAGAGTTGCCCTGCTGCTGCAAGCTTTGCCAGATAAGCTCCTGCTGTGAGGATTGCATCAGGCACTTCACCGTCTGGATAATCTGGTAAATTTCTAGCATTAAGCCACGCATTAGCCTGCATTACAGCAATAACTGGATCACCAGTTCCCCACCAGTCAGGCCCTAGCTTTTGAGTCACACTTTCGACTGTTACATAGTTCATAGCTTAATCCTAAAAATCTAAGTAAGAAGGACGGCCCGAAAGCCGCCCTGCTTTTTGTTATGCACTGCCACCACCATCAGTAGGCTCTTCTGGCAAAGGTACTGCTACTTGCGGGTCAGTAATGCCATAGTCACCAGCTGTCTTGGCAGGGTCAAACATTGTGCCTGCTGCTAATGTGTCAGTTGCATCATCAGCATATCGACGGTCAGTTGGGTATTGGTATTTGTAGTCTGGTTTCTTATCAGCCATGACTGCTCTCCTTAAAGGTTAGTAATTAGGAAGCGGATTGAAGTGTCTTCAACTGATGAAACGAGTTCCCAGTTTGCAGCTTTCTGTAAGTCTTCCCATGAAGCGCTTAATGACTCACGATCAGTACCGCCAGTTAATGTGTTAGCCGGAGCAATGAAGCTAAACCCTTGCGGATGTATCAGCATATTGCGACGCGTCCAAAGAATTTCATGACCTGCACCATTACCAGTTGCTTGAGTCTCTTCAACAGCTAAGTCTTTTCGACCAGGAACAGAGTCGTAAGAGAATGCACGAGGGCCTGCAAGAGTCGTGATGAACTTAGCATTAGCACCTGTACCAATTTGTGTATTGAAATCTGTTTCAACAACTGCACGGCCGTTGTAGACAGTGATTGGCGGAAGGTTAGCGCTTGTAGTCACCTGTTCAAGTAACTGTTGCTTACGCATCTTCGCTGCAATACGTGGATGCACAAACATTACACCACGGCCACGCAATTCGCGCTTCATGGTGCTTTCTGCATCAATGTATGCATCAACACTGAATCCAGTCGCTTCAGTTGCTGTTGAAGCTGAGATATCAGTTGTTAAACGTTTGCCGTTTGCTTGGTCGTAGTTGCGCAAACCAATAACAGTTGCACGTGCACGGTTTTCAGCTGCATCTAGCCAGTACTTATTCAACAAACCACCGATCAACTCAAGCGAGTTCACTTGTGATAGATATTGGCCTAATACTGATTCAACAAAACCTTCGTTAAGGTATGCAACACGACCCTGCATTGCACCTGCTTCAATTTGGCGGGGCATTGCGATATCAGTAAGAATGGTGTTGCCATAGTTCTGCTCAACATTTCCGTCGATACCATTCACATACGGCACAGTGAACGTAGACGAACCACTTGTTAGCAGTGCACGTAAACGGTCATCAGAAACGAAAGCACCAGATTGAACTAATGGCGATACAGCAATTGGATTTGGACGTAGGTAAGATAAAACTACGTTACGGTTAAATACTTCTACTAAAGAAGGCATGGAGTTACTCCCAATAATTAATTAATAAATTCGCCATTTGAAAGCGCAGTTGCGAATCCTTGAGGATCATTCTTTTCAAAATCCGCACGCTCTTGGGCGTTCATTTCACTTGGTTTCTTGGCAGCTCCACCACCTGAACCACCGCCAGAAGCCCCACTTCCTGACGCATTTGAAGCAACAATTAATGGCTTGAATGCCACATTGCCGCGGAACTCTTTTTTGAGGTCATCAATACTTAAGGCACTAGGTTTGCCCTGCGAATCTAGTACACGTACTTTGACCTCACCGTTTTCATCAGTTTCAACCTGAAGACGGTTTGTAATGTGTGGAAGCAATACTGCCTCCGAGCCTTTGATAGAAAGCTCACTTGCTAATGTTTGTGCTGTTTGCCCAACAGTTAATTTATAGACTTGGTCTTGCAGTGCTTTGGTAGCTTCTGCATGTTTAGCTTCAGCTTGTTCGAGTTTGGCTTTCCAAGATGCTTCTAATGCTGCTACATCGCCTTTTTTACGCGCTGCTTCTTCTGCTTCTTTTCGAGCAGCTTCTTCTGCTTCGCGTTGTTTTTGCTGTGCTGTTTTCTTTTCACCAAGAAGCTCATTTACTTTCTGTTTGAGTCCATCAAGTTCTGAGTTATCTTGCTGCGGCAGACCTTCAATTTTTAAATAAAATGCACCGTCTTTTTCTTCGTAAAGTGCCTTCATTTCATCTGATAAGCCCTCTAGGCTATCGAGTTTGTATTTCATGTTTTGCTCCCTGAGCGGTTTTGCAGTCACAAACTGCGGGCAATAAAAAAGCACCCGAAGGTGCTATGGTTTGTATAAGAGGTGATTTACTTTTGGGATTTTTGCAGCAACTTGATTGCTTGCCAGATGTCATCCGTCAATTCGTCATAAGTGATGCTGTATAGACTTGCCAAAGCTTCATCTACTTTCTGCTTGACGCTTATGTCATCAGATACTTTTGTACTGATCACAACATTAATTTGTTTTGGAGTATTCATTTTTTCTAAATCCGAAGTTCGGTTAAAGCCTAACGCTTTTGCTATTTCAGGTGTCATATTTGAATAAATACATTCATGGCTATCCAAACCCATAGTGATTGGGTAAGGAAGTTTCACATAACCACCTTCTAATCGGATCTTCCTCATAATCCCAACCTCTTAAACATTTCTTCATCAAGCTTTTTGAGCTCAGCAAGCGTGAATGGCTGACCTGTTAGAGGATCTACAAACTTATCCAATGAGTATTTCCCCTCTTTGAATAGCTTGTATCTTGAAGGCCCAAGCCAAGACTTTTGAAAAGCTGCATCCTGTTTATCAAACCAGCCTTTGAAAGTTGTATTTGAATCCACAACGCCTATTTCACCCTCACCATTCACTTTATTGTTAAATGGGCGCATGCCGATTGTTTTCCCTGAATCATCAGAAACAGGAATTAGGATAGACCTACAATTCGGGTGTAGTGGTGGCACCGGATGAGGTTCATCTTTCTTGTAAACCTTATCTGAGTAACCCATACAAATCTTAGAAGTACGGCTATCAAGCGTTGCAATAAACTTCACATACTCAACACCAATAGCCTGATACGTTTCATTCAAGGCAATATTTGATACATGGCTTCGAGCAGTGCGGACCATCGTAGAAATCTGGTTTCTACTCTGATCAAGCAAGCCATCTTGGTAATTAAGGGCTTTCTTGCCTTTAATTCGCTGAACAATCTGCTGATTAGTCTGCCCTTTAGATAATCCGTCTCGAATAGTTTGCTCTACTCGTAATTTTGCATCATCCGCAATCTTCTCAAATAGATAATCAAGTAGTACACCACCACTTAAAGGCGTTTTCTTTACCTTGTTGAATAGCGTCTTCCCATTTGGCTCTATTTTGCGATTAGCGAGAGTTTTAGCCTGATATGTAGCTTCGTATACTGCTAAGGCTGTTGCGCTTACTGTGAAGCTCTCAAGCAATCCAGAAGCTACACTTGCCTGCCAAGTCTGAACTAGTGTTCTTACTTCTTTTAAAGCTGGCGTTGAGTATTGCCCCGCCATCAATGCAGTCTTTTCAGCATCACTTAAATCGTCTAGTAAGTCTCTTAACTTTGAAAGCATCTCACTAGAGAGTGAATCAAACTGTGTTAAGAGATTATTAATTTCAGTTGAAGACAACCGGTAGAGATAAGCCTGATGTGATACCAGAGCATCAAGAAGTGCTTGCTGTGACAACTGGACATTCATTTGTCACTCCTGCGGTTTAAACCACCATTGGTCTATTAACTGACTCGCTTTCAATGCGTGTTTGCTCATCCTCAAAGCTAATTTCTGGCACTTTCCCAGTAGTAAGCAACTCATGGAAGGTTTCCATACTCATGCGATTAGCAAGCACCATTTCCCAATAGAACTTAAGCGTATCAAGGTCAATCTTGCCTTTAGCAAAATCTTGCTTAATTGTGAGTTTCGCTTTAGATCCGCTTCCGTAATATGCAGCACACCATTTAAGCGCGTATTCCATCGCCTCATTGGTGTTAGCCACACACAAAGAAAGAACACTGAACTCAGCTAGCTTTTCATTATTTGATTGAGTGGCAGTCTTGTTGACTTGTTCAGTCTCAAGAATCTTTGCCCCCATCGCCTGCATGTACTTTTCTTTAGCATCCATAGCCTGCTTTGCTAAGGTGCTTTCAGTGACTTGTTTGTAGTCAAATGATGAGCCTTTCGGAAGCATTAAAGGATTTTTGGAACCTAAGCGGACACCATTTTTCTGCAACCAATCTCGCCACCCTTCATCAAGTTCATTGATAACTGGCTGAGCTTGACCACAGATAAAAACCATCTCTTCATAGCTTGCACTATTCTGATAATGGGCTAAGTTCATTGTTACAATTGGTTCTAATGGAATTGGATCTATATTCCAATCATTAGCCAAAGACCCCAAAGGAATAAAAGGAATTTCATTCCATCTTTGGCCTAATGAATTCGTTGGATAGAAGGCTTCCCCACCTTTTAACTCACCTGATTGATCAGTATAGATCTGTACGTAGTATTCATTATTTTCATCAAGGCGAAGTACACGGTAGATATTGACTTCTTTCTTAGAGAACTCGTCCTCTGGATCTTTTTCCGTAGTCTTCTCATGCAAAACAATTAGTTCAGGCTTATAGACCGAACCAACTCGCTTTAGACTCCAGTTGATAATGCTCAACGATTCATAAAATACGATCGTTGGTCGAATGCCTAAGCTCTCAGCTTGCTGCAATGACACATTGCCATCAGTCGTTGGATAATCAACAAATAAACCACCACGTGCATGTTTTAGCAGACCTTGCACAGAAGATTGAGCAACTTGGTAAATCGATTTACCTGTACCGTCTGCATCGTATTTCAGGAAATCCATTCCATCCGGTTCGAATGTTGGGTCTTCAGCAAATACCACGCCAACCATCTTGTTTAATGTGTCCTTAGAAATCTCATAGAATACAGCACGGGTTAAGTAAGCCAAGTAATATTGATCATTCTGCGTTAAGTCAGATGACACATTGGGTTTAGGTAAATAAAGTTCCCCACGCTCTTTAACTTTGGTGGAACCATCACAGACATCGTCGATAGTTTTCCAACGCTTTTTCATGTCTGCATAAGCTTGATGTTCAGTATTAACTGGCATTAGTAAACCATTCCTATATCTAGTGATCTTGCAGGACGAATAATTGGGAAACGTTTGGCGAGAGGATATCCGCCAGCATCTCCGACATGGTCCAAGCCTGATTTCTTATCTGGCATTCCAAAATCGTCATAAACTTGCTGCTCAAAGGTCTCTGTGAGTCTTGGGCATTTATTTGTATTGACTAAGAGTGTTCGCTCACCATTGCCATTTAAGATCAAAGCATTTACTGCATTAATTCGGTCTTTAATGTTCGGGTTTGTTGAATTGACTTCGACCCTTAAGCCCTTCTGTCTCAAGATTGCATGATCAGATTCGCTACTCTTTTTTGATGAAGTAGCTTGGCCTGCCGCATCAGGGATAACTGTCATCTCATGGTTTGGGAACTTTTCAATTAATAGATCGGCCATTGTTGGCGTATCACGCACACCGACCAACTCATCTAAAGCTCTTGGCTTGCCATCTCGAATCACATAAACAACAGCTGCCATCTTCAAGACGTTGAAGTCCATACCAATGAGTAAAGCCTCATTAGGTCTTATTTCCTCATCTGTATGGTTTAAGGTCCGGTCGAAGTCTGGATATACAGCCCCACTCGTTAAATTTACGAATTGCCCTTTTAAGTAGGCTGAAATCAATTGAGGTGGGTAAGACTCAAACAATGATGCAATGTAGTCATCAGGAAGATTGGCTTCATTATCATAGGTGGAAGCTTGAATCATTCCATATAGAGCGCGCTTAGCCTCGCTTTGGTTTGCTTCTTTGACAAATTGCTCATGAGTGAACTTAAAGCCCTCTGGCGTTGTTGCAACATCAATACCGTTCAACAAACCAGCTTGTTTATATCGCATACGAGCAATGATCTTACGCCAAGCTTGTTGAGCCTTGACCTTTGTCATCACATCAAGCTCATCAATCAGCGCATGACCAATCTTAAAACCTACAATAGTATTGGGCTTTTCCATTGATCGGCAAATAATTGTGCTTCGATATTGGCGGCCATAGTAAAGATCAACTTCTTTGTTAGATTCATAGATCTTTGTCTTCAATCCCCAATCGAAAGCTACTTCATCAATCGTAGGGAAAAAGATATCTCGGATCTGCGGATACGTTGGAGCAAAGTAACCCAACGGAACTTTAGGGAAAGACCAAGACTTATCACAAAGACTTGAACAACCAACCCATGTTTTACCTGAACCAAACCCAGCAACGAACGCTCTAAATTTATTTGGTAATTGTAGGAAGTTAGCCTGAGGCACATTCAGTGTTGGATTGATGTTCGGCATCTTTTTTACTCGCATCTACAACATGAATAGTGACATTTACAGGTGTTGGATCATCACCAGCACCATCCTCGCCATCTCTCAATCGCTGAATTTCTAATTTCTTCAATTCAAGATCTAATAGCTGTAAATCATGTCCATGCATTTCATCTTTAATCTGTTTGATGATTCCTTGCTTCATGATTTTATTCTTACCCCAATCTTCATACATTTTCTGAAGCTCATTGAGGCGGACAGCCTTATTAGCTAATGGGATGTCATAGATATTGGATTTAAAATCTTCTCGTGTTCTGTAAAACAAGTCCTTTAGTTTCTGACTCATTTTTTCGCCAGTTGGTTTGGTTGGATCGTAATTTGCACATTGCATTCTTTCGATCTCAACCTTGAAAGTATTCTTTACAGAGTCAGCGACTTGTTGAGGTGTTTCAAAACAAGCAAGACTTTGAACTATAAAGATTTTCATAGGTTCAGTGAGTTTTGCCAT